GAGAACGTCGTTGGCCACGCCAAAAAATAGCATGCGCGACGTCCTGACCACCTATGCCGAGCAGATTTTGCGCGGTCGCACCCCTGCCGGCAAGTGGGTCTACGCCGCGTGCCAGCGGTTCATGCGCGACCTCGAGCGCTCCGACCTGACGTTTGACGACGCCTCCGCGCGCCGCGCGGTCGACTTCATCCAAGGGCTCACGCTCGTCGGTGAGGACACCGGGCGGCCCTTCGTACTCCACCCCTGGCAGCAGTTCGTCATCGGCAACCTGCGCGGATGGAAGGCCGCCGACGGCCGGCAGCGGTTCCGGCTCGGCATCGTGCAGGTCGCCAGAGGCAACGGCAAGACGACGCTCATGGCCGGCCTGTGCCTTGAGGACATCTTCGGCGGCGACGGCCGCCGCGTGCACGTCATCGCCAACAACGAGGACCAGGCGGGCATCTGCCTCGAGACGGCCTCCACCATGGCCCGGCGCCTGGCCGACCCGTCGTGCGTCGTGCGCTTCGACTACCTCGCGCGGCCGTCGCACGACTGCGAGATGACCGCGCTCCCGGCGCTCGAGCGATCGCTCGACGGCCTCAACCCTTCGCTCTGGATCGCCGACGAGGCCGCGGAGTTCAAGGGTCGGTTCCTCACCAAGCTCCTCACGACCGGCGCCAAGCGCCGGGAGAGCCTTGGCGTCATCATCTCGACGCCGGGCAGCAACCCGGAGAACCACTACGCCGAGCTCGTCAAGGCGGCCGAGTCCGTCCTCGCCGGGGAGACGGAGGACGACTCGATGTTCCCGATGCTGTACGGCATCGACCAGAACGACGCCGTGGCCGACGAGGTGCACTGGCCGAAGGCGAACCCCGGCATGGAGCACGGGCAGCCGGACGTCGCGAGCATCCGGCGCGCGTGGAACACCATGAAGCGGAGCGCGATGGGCCGCTCCGAGTTCACCCGCTACCACTGCGCGCGCGCCGACGAGAACACCGGCGGGTGGCTCGACATGGCGCTCTGGCCGGGCGGCAAGGCAATCGATTGGGACGAGCTGCGCGGGCGCCCGGCGTGGCTCGGCCTCGACCTGTCGAAGTCCCTCGACATGTCCGCGCTCGTGGTCGCCGTCCCGACCGACGACGGCCGGGTGGCGCTGCAGGGCCACTACTGGTGGCCGTCTCAGGACGTCGCGCAGCGCGAGCTGGACTACCGGATGCCGGTCCGCGCGTGGTCGGCCGAGCGCCGGCTGACGCTGACGCCCGGCCGCGACATCGACTACGAGTCGATCCGGCAGCGCATCCTCGACCTGCGCGAGCAGTTCGAGATCAAGGCGATCGGCTACGACGCCTGGGGATCCAAGTACCTCGCCGAGCAACTGGTGGCCGACGGCTTCCCGCTGCTGACGTACCGCATGGGCATCTCGACCTTTGGACCCGGCTGCCAGCTCTGGCAGAACCTCTGGGCCGGAGGGAAGTTTCTCATCGGCGACGATCCGATAATGCGGCGCTCGTGTGCCGAGGCGCATGCGTCGACCGACAGGAACGGCAACGTGCGCCCAGTGAAGAGCCGGGAGCACTGCATTCTCGACCCGCTCGTGGCCGGCGTCATAGCCGTTCACGTCTGGGGAGGGAAAAAAGCCAGTTCGTACGATGAATGGATTTAGGTGCAATCCGCACAGCATGACGGCGCAAGTATTCCGTCGTGATCCGGTCATTGCTCCACAGGTTCTTCGGGCATTGGTCCACCTTCCCGGGTGCGTCGTTCCTGATCGCGCCGAGTTCGGGCGGCATGCCGATTGTCGATGCAGACACGGCGCTCCAGTACACGCCCGTCCACCGCGCCGTTTCGCTGATCGCCAACGACCTCGCGCGCGTCGAGTGCAAGGTCAGCGACGGCGCGACCGACGCGCTCCTCCGATCCCCAAACCGGTTCATGTCGGGCTTCGAGTTTCGCCGTCTGATGACGATGCAGTGCTGCCTCTACGGCAACGCCTTCGCGCTCATCAACCGTACGCAGTCTGGGGAGCTCTTCGAGCTGATCCCGCTCGGCGTCCACACGGTGACTCTCGACGTCACCGGGCGCGAGCCCGTCTACCGCACCAGCCTTTACGGCGACCTGCGTCTCGACCAGGTGCTTCACCTCCGCACGCTCGGATACAGCGGCATGTGGGGCGAATCGCCGGCGCGGCTCTGCAATGCGGCGCTTACGGTCATGGCCGCGCAGGAGCAGTCGCAGTTGAAGTCGATGGAGAACGCGGGGCAGCCGAAGTTGGCGCTTGTCCACCCGGGCGCGCTCAACGACAAGCAGAGGCAGATGGTCGCCGAGCAGTACGTCAAGCAGCACAGCGGCAGCGTCAACGCGGGCCGCCCGCTCGTGCTCGGCGACAACATGCGCGTCGAGCGGATCTCGAGCACGTTCGACAACGACGGCATCGACGCCGCGCGGCGCTACTCCGTGCAGGATGTAAGCCGCATCTTCGGCGTTCCCGTCTCCTACCTGAGCGAGCACAGCCAGAGCACCTACGGATCGATGGAGTGGCTCGGCCGCATGTACGTCGACCATTGCATCGAGCACTGGGCCGCCATCTGGAAGAGCGAGATTCTCCAGAAGCTCGCAAGCCCGTTTGATTCGGTGTCTTTCGACCTGGACTCGCTGCAGCGTCCGAGCCTCGCCGAGCAGATGGCTTCGCTCAGGACAGGCGTCGAGGCCGGATTCATCACGCGCAACGAGGCGCGCGAGTGGCTCGACCTCGAGCCGCTGCCCGGCCTCGATGCGCCGATCGTCGCCAAGAACATGGGCACGGGCGGCGGCACCACCAACATCGGAAACGACACGAGCGAAACCGCAGGGAGCCCGAATGATTTCACGACGTGACATCGGATCGATCGAGCAGACGATCGACGGCAGGACGCTCCGCGGCGTCGCCGCGGTCTACAACCAGCGGAGCAGCGAGATCACCGAGTACGGCAGGACGTTCCGGGAGCAGATCGCCCCCGGCGCTTTCGCCGGTTCGCTCGGCGAGGACATCAAGCTGCTGTACAACCACGACTCGCGCATGCCGCTTGCCAGGACGCGCGCCAAGACCCTCGCGCTGATGGACAAGGCCGACGGCCTGCACTACGTCGCCTCGCTCCCGGAGACGACGCTCGGCAACGACGTGCGCGCGCTGATCGAGCGCGGCGACCTGAGCGGCGAGATGTCGTTCGGGTTCTACGTCGAGAGGGACGAGTGGAACAAGGCCAAGACCGAGCGCACCGTTCACCAGGCGAAGCTCGTCGAGGTGAGCATCGTCGTAGACGCCGCGTATCCACAGACCAATTCCAGCCTGCGTCACGTTGACGCGGCTGCCATCGAAGCCGCTCAGGCGCGGCTGGAACTTCACCTTGAGAGGATCAGGAAATGGACAAGCTGACGGAACTCAACGCACTCACCCACCAGTACCGCAAGACGCTCGAGCAGTTCGCCGAGCGCAAGGACGCCAAGACCCATGAGATCGAGGCGCGCGGCAGCGGCGAGGAGCGCGAGAAGATCGCGCGTCTCGACAACGACATGACCGAGATCGAGAAGTTGATCCAGCTGCGCAAGCTCGCGGCCGAGGCTGCCACTCCCGAGTTCTCGTCGCGCGTCGCCGAGGATGACGGCAAGTGGATGTACGACGGCATGTCGATGCGCAAGCGCAAGGACTACGGCACGCGCAACTACACCGAGCGCTTCATGCACTCGATCATCGGCGGCGACATGGCGGCCTTCCGCGCGCTCTCGACCACGACGAGCAACGCGCCCGTGCCGACCGACCTCGAGCGCCGCATCATCGAGAAGCGCCAGCAGGCTTCGGTGCTTCGCCAGCTGGCGATGGTTTCCACCATCGACTCGACCCGGGAGGTCGCCGTCGAGGGATCGCTGCCGACCACGGCCAAGGTTGCCGAAGGCGCTTCGATCACCCCGAACGACCTGTCGTTCGGCACCAAGATCACCTTCCTGAAGACGAAGTACGTGACCGCGGCAAAGGCTTCGCGCGAGTACCTCGCCGACGTCATCGGCACGAGCGGCATCGGCAGCGGACTCGACTACATCGCGCGCAAGCACGGCACTTCCATGGGCCTGTTCCATGAGCAGGAGTTCACCATCGGCGACGGCAGCGGCGACCCCGAGGGCATCGCGGGCTCGAGCGCTCAGACGAAGTTCGCGGCTGCCTCGCAGGTCACCGATCTCGGCGGCGCCGCGATCACGACTGTCACCGGCGACAACGTGATCGATACCTACCACCTGGTGAAGCCGCAGTACCGCATCGGCAGCAAGTTCTCCTGGCTCTTCAGCGACACCTTCCTCCGGACGGTGCGCAAGCTGAAGGTGAAC